TGACTGCATAAGAAACACTATTAACAGAATAATTAACTTGTACGCAAAGAATGGATAGGCTATATTCTGTAATGCTTTCTAACGCATCTGATGTGAACTATACTGCTATGACTGCAAAAGCCATAGAAGGGTATATGAACACCACAGAAGGTATGCTTGCATTGGTGGAAACTAACCCTAATGCACGATGGGAGTGCAATGAAAGGTTAAAAGTGATCTATCCGAGTGAAAAGTTTAACTATAATCGCTTTTTAAATCACGGCTTTGCTCAATGCGATGTATCTAAGTATGACTATTTCGGAATATTTAACAATGACTTGATATTTGGGGATAATTGGCTTGATAACGCATTTAATTACGAATGGAATAGCTTTTCACCAGTTAGCGAAGGTTGGTTTAAACACGACAATGTGGCACAAGGGGCTACCTATGGTTGGGAAACGGGTAAATACTTCTGCGGATGGGCTGTGGTAATGGACAGGGATGCTTTTAATGTAGTACACCCCTTTGATGAGCAGTTTAAGTTTTGGTGTCAAGATGACGATATGGCAATCACCCTAAAAACATCAGGAATGAAACACGCACTAATATCAGACAGCAAGGTTAAGCACTTGCTAAGTAAATCACACAAGCTGTTAGAGAATGAGCAAGAAATGACAAGTGGAATGGTAAATAAATTAAACGCAAAATGGCAGTTGGGATAGGAATAACAACGTACAACAGATCGGAGATGTTAAAGAACATTCTTCCGCTATGGATTAACAGAAGTCCGAGAGAGTTTGTCTTCTGTGTTCACATTGATGGTGAAAGTAAGCAAGGTTATGAGTGGATTTATAGATACCCATACGTTCACTTTATCAGAGATTTTAAGCGTAAAGGAATAGCTGCATCAAAGAATGCTTGCATGGATTACCTCGCAAAGAAAGGTTGCGATGAAATATTTATGCTTGACGATGATGTTTACCCTAAGACTACCGATTGGTACAAGCCTTTTCAACGCAGTCGGATGATTCATAGCTGCTATATCACAGAAACAGAAGGTGGGATAAAAACATTGGCTTATACGGATAAAGAAACAGCTTTCGCTGGGTGTCCTGGATGCTTATTGTATTTCAGAGAAAAAGCAGCAAAGGAAAGGTATAATGAGGATTTTGGCATATACGGATTCGAGCATGTAGAGATAACCGAAAGGATATGGAAGAAGTATAGAGGCATTGAGCAGCCTTTAAGCCCAAGTGCGTATGTAGCACCAGTAGATATACAAGGAAAGTTCTTCTTATTTGACCTAACAGCGAATGAAGAACCCGAATTTGAATTTGATAAAAGTTTACGCACAACGTCTTTACATGGAGAGGATGTGCAGTCTTATATTGACATATCAGCAAAAGTTAAACAAGAAATAGATAAAAAATAACATTATGGCACACGAACAACAAGAAGCATTCGTAAGAAGGGTTAAATCAGCCCATCCTAAGTATTTTAACGGCACTAAGGTAATTGACTTTGGTAGCCTTGACATTAATGGAAATAATCGTATTCATTTCAGAGATTATACCTATACAGGGGTAGACATTGGGGAAGGTAAGAACGTAGATGTCGTTAGTAGGGCGGAAGACTACAAAGCCGACAAAGACTTTGATGTGGTTATATCTACTGAAATGCTTGAACACGATGAGCAGTATGTAGATAGCCTTAAAAATATGTATGCTGTATGCAAAGAAGGCGGTATCATTATATTGACCGCAGCCACTACTGGCAGACCCGAACATGGAACTATGAGGTCTGATGGAGGTTATTCAAGCCCATTTACCACAAACTACTATAAGAATATCACAGAAGCAGAACTGCGTGAAGCGTGGGATTTTGATGAACTCTTCTCCGAGTGGAAGATTGAGTATAACCGAAACCCATTTGACATCTACTTCTATGGGATTAAGAAAGTGGCAGATAAGCCCACTACAACACCTAAGAGCAAGCCCGCAGCAAAGCGTGGTAGAAAACCGAAGGCTAAATAAATTACACTTTACCAAATAAAGTGTCTTTATAGATATGGGAGAATATTACGAACGTAAAAACCCGCCTGGTAAGAAACGTGGTCCTAAACCCGAATACTTTACCGAAGAAAGGCGTAAGGAAATGGCTGAAAGGGGTAAAAGAGGGGCATTAAGTCCTTCGAGAGAATTAACCCTTGAAAAGCAGCGCATATCTAAGAAGAAGAAGTTTATCAAGGCGTATCAGAAGCATAGAGGTATGAAAACGGCTGCTTGTGAAGCGTGTAAAATGGGTTACACAACCTATCAGCAATGGAGGAAGGAAGACCCCGAATTTGATAGGCAGCTTACCGAGATAGACGAAATGGTCTTAGACCAAGTAGAAACAAAGCTGTTAGAACTGATTGATGGTCCTACCGAGCAGAAGTTAGATGTTAAGGGCAATGTTCACGACCTTAAATTAGCACCTAATGTAAAGGCAGTTCAATACTACCTTGACACTAAGGGCAAGAACAGGGGTTATGGAAAGACCTTAAATATACCCGATGGCGGTATTCAGATAGTTTTAACACCAGCACAACCTAAACAAGTAGACAATGCCAATACCATCCCCATCGAAGGGCGACAAGAAGAGTGATTTTATCACACGATGTATGACTAACCCTACAATGGGTAAGGAATACCCTGATGCTAAACAACGTTATGCCGTATGCAATAGTCAGTACGAAAGGGATAAGTGAGCGGAGTAGCTGAAATACAATATACGCCTGTATTTATGCGTAATTGGCAATCAGAGGAATCTATTGTCATAAACAGAGGAGGCACAAGATCGAGCAAGTCGTATTCTGTCTGTCAGCAGCTACTTGTTTGGCTGCTTACCGGTCAGATAACGGAGAACAAGTACATTCATCATGGGGTAGCTTCCGTAGTTCGTAAGTTCGGGGCTACCCTTGATAGAACTATTCTGCGTGATTTTAAAGATGTAATAGACACCTTTGGTCATGCCCACATGATAGAGTACAATATCACTAAGCGTGAGTTTAAGTATTCTGACCAAATGGGAACACGCATAGTAGAGTTCTTTGGTGCTGATGACCAACAGAAGATAAGGGGTAGTAAGCGACAGATACTTTACTGCAATGAAGCAAACGAACTGAACTGGGATACCGAGTTCTTTCAGCTTCGTATGCGTACCACAGAGAAGATTATCATTGACTTTAACCCCGATAGTGAGTTCGTGTGGATTAAGACCGAGTTAGAGGACAAAAAGGACATAACAAAGGAAGATGGCACACCAATGATTCCAGGTGGCTGCAAAGTTCTTGTAAGCACGTTCAGAGATAACCCTTTTTTAGAGCCTTTGATTGTGCAGCAGATTGAGATGATGAAGTACGAAGACCCTATCAAGTGGAGAGTGTACGGAGAGGGCGAGTACGGAATCACAGAAGGCATGGTGTTTAGCAAGTATGACATCACGCAGAAGATACCCGAAGGGGCTAAGTTCTTGGGATACGGATTGGATTTCGGATACTCTAATGACCCGACCGTTCTTATTGGTGGTTGGGTTGCCGATGGCGAATTGTACGTTAAGGAGATATTCAGAAAGGTTGGCATGACCAATCAAGACATAGCCTTAGAATTAGGCTTGCATAGCGTAAATAAGACCGATGAGATATACGCAGACAGCAGCGAGCCTAAGAGCATAGAAGAACTTAGCAGAATGGGGTGGAGCATTAGCGGTGTAACGAAGGGGCGTGATAGTATTAGGGTCGGTATAGATATAATGAAGCGGTATCAGATATGGATACATTATTTGAGCGAAGACTTGATTAAAGAGTTCAGAGGGTACAGATGGGATACCGATAAAGATGGTAAGCCACTAAGCCCCGAAAGACCAAAAGGCGGGCAAGATCACGGAATTGATGGGGTACGCTATCTCTGCATGGCTAAATTAGCAAAGCCGCAGTATAGGAAATACAAAATATACTAAATGAAATTATCAGAAATGACAATAAAAAGGTACTACGAGTACCTTGAAGTTCTTGACAGCGAGAATAACCTTGATGTAAAGGTAAAGAAAGCAGCCTTTATAACCAAGAAGCCGTACTTAGAAGTGCGCAATAATATGGTTTGGACTGAAATAGAAAAGAACTCAAATAAGTTTGACCTCATTACAGACGATTTAAAGAAAGAAATACCTTCGGGTAATATAAAGATAGGGGATAGGGTATTTAAGTGCGTCTATGAGCCTGAAAAGATGATTGCGGGGCAATTTATAGACTTTATGGAAACCACTAAGAAGTATGCTGGCAATCCTCACAACTTTCACGCTGTTTTAGCTGTGATGTGCTACGAGGGTAAGGAATACGATGGGGTTAAGAATAGTGAGAAGGAGGAGTTGTTCTTAAATGAACTCACTATGGGTGTAGCTTATCCATACGCTTTTTTTTTGCACGCTCGTTTGAAGGTCTTAAACAACTATATTCTCCCTTATTTGGAGCGAGAGTTCAAGTCGAGGATGACGAGGGAGATATTAAAGAAGAGAGTTTTGCAGAGAGATGGGGCTGGTTTATACTATTGGAGAGGCTTTGTAAGATTCACCGCAAGAACATGGATGAGATTACGAACATTGGTGTCGTTGAGTTTCTTAATTGGTGGTCTTATATTAAAGAGAGCGATGACTTGGATAGGAAACGCCTTCGTGAGCAAGAAAGACAAATGAAGCACTAACATGGTATATAGCACATTAAAACGTGCTATATACACTTGTAATTGATAAAATTAAAAAAGCCCTCCGCACTCGTTCACATTATTGATTGAGTAATCGAAAACCTTTTTATCCAATTCGCTGCCTAAATAATTTTTATTTTGCCCTATACAAGTTTTTGCGAAATTTCCACTTCCGCTAAATGGCTCAACTACTAAACCATTTTCTGGGCAATAGCATTTAATCAGTATATCGTAAAGTTCTTGTGGCTTACTTGGTATCTTTCCTGTATGTGGTTTGTTAAAGTGCAAATGGTCACGCAACCAAACACCATCTTTACTTTTTTCAAATTGCTTTCCATCTTCCTCATATCCTTCAAAGACTTTTTTACTTCTCTTAAAGTCTTTTGTGTTTTCAGAGTAATCAATTCCTGTCCGTTCGTTAAAGAAACTTTTTTTACTATCCACAACACAATGATATATTTTTTGATGTGATACCAAAGGCATTCTATTAGAAACCCATGCACCGCCATTTGTAAAAGTCCAAACTATCTCACGTCTAAAAATATGGTTTACTTCATTCCTTAATTCAAAATCAAAAGGTTGTTTAGTAAAGCAAAGAATATTACCTGTTTGTTTTAAAACTCTAACCGCTTGAACAATTAACCCATCAGCACAATATTTATCCCAATCTTGATAATTAGGATCAAGTATTACTAAATCAACGCTTTCATCCTCTAACTCGAAAAGCAAATCAAAAGCATCTTTGTTGTATATCTTATTTATTTCCATCGCTTTTTTTATTTAACTACTTACAACAACGTATAAAGTGCATTAAAAAGCACCTTATACAAACCGTTAATGCAAATATACACAAAAACTTATTACGACAAAATATAATTCCTTTGTGCTTCTTTTACCTTAGACATTACTTCTTCTTTTGATAGCGGAGTTTGCACTTCCTCCATAGTAAGTTCTAATACGCTGCCTTCCAGGTCTGAATCATCACTTAAATCATACACTTGAATAATGTGCTGTGCGTTTATGTATCTATCCTCTACTGCATCAACTCCTGATGCGTTAAGGTCTAAGATCATCTCTAAATCGTTTTCTTCACCTTCTAATCTGATGCAATAATAAACCGGTATTCTAATAAACATAGTCTTTTTTTATAAAGACACTTGCATGATAAAATAGAATGCTTTATATTTGCAGCAATATAGGTTTCCCGAAAGGGGGTTTTTTTAACATAATCAAAGACTGCTACGCTTAGGCAGAGGAAGAGCGAAGTTCGCAGCATAAGGGGATGGCGTTCATGGTTCGGATACCTAACGACACCGAACAGAGAGTACCATCAGGCAACGATGGAGGGATGCACAAACAAATGTCGTAGCAAAGGTCATGGATGCCTAACATTTTCCGCTTTGCGGGGTGATTACGACCGAGAACTCATGTTCAAGCAGTTTCACTCTCCCTTATTGCAATAACATTTAAGGGGGGCTTAAAACTCCCTCGAATCTATATTAAGCAGGTTTCTTATAGTATTCAGTTATAAATAGTATAGATATAGACTATAAGTTTAACTATACAGAAATATGTGTCTTTATAGTAAATGGCTATTAGTATAGAACAAGAACCGAGTAATACACTCTATGTTCCGATAAACAATCCAGTAGAGTATTTAGTATCATCTACGAGTACATCACAGAACAACTTTAAGTTAAGTTGTAAGATAGTTGTAAACGGAACAGAAGTTAAAGAGTTAAAGTATGATGTAATACCTTCTACTGCGTATGTGATAGCGGAGATACAAAGGATACTGCAAGGCTTTGCCTCTGATGGAGAAGAGAACTTAGTAAACGAAGAATCAGAAGCTAAGATAGAAACAGACATGAAAGATACTGCAAGAGCAGTCTTTCAAGAGTGGTATTCTTCAAGCACTACATCTAACCCTACATATCAAGGCACACAAGCAAGTGGGGCTGTGTTCTATATTTGGAACGGAGCATTTAAGTACAGAGAGTGGCAGAATAATGATTGGCATCAATACAGCGTAGATGCACGCCCTTCCGTTCAAGGAAGTACCAAAGCATTAACAGCATTCACTAATTACAGAAGTGGTTTTACAACAAGTGGGTCTTCCGGGTTTCCAATAACCGATTTGTCAGCAGCTGACAAGTTTAAGAAGATAACCCCAACACAGCTATCAAGGCTTGTATGGCTAATGTATGATGTAAGTGGAAGTCATCAATTTATTGCATATTACACATTCTACGCACCAGACTTTTCGGCTGCTGCAAACAACCCTTACGGGGCAGATATTTTAAATAGCAACACCTACATAGCAAACGTAGTAAACGGATTTAACGTAGTCAGCAAAAACTTTGACTTAGACAAGTTAAAGACATCAAGCAATTACAATTTTACATCCAATCAGCTTACAACTATAAACGATACAAGCGTAAAGTATTTTAGCGTATACCTAACATCAGCTTTATACTCTGAAACCGTTGCATACCTATACGAAATAGATTGGAACGCTTGCTCTAAATATGACAGCTACGAAATACATTGGCTAAACCACTTAGGCGGTTGGGATAGCTGGGTGTTTGATAAGCGATCTGATAAGCAGATAATCACGCAAAGAGATTGGTACACGCAGCCAGTTACACGAAGAATAGTCAGCGATACTATTATTCACGATTCTTATGCTCGCAAGAAAAAGCAGTATTACACAGAAATATCTGAACGATATACCATAAATAGCGGCATCCTTAAAGATTGGGAGTACGATGGATTAATAGACCTATTGCAAAGCCCGAAGGTATATTGGCGGCATCCTGATTACGGGTTTATTGCCATTAACATATTAGAGAAAGAAACCATACAAGTGCCAAGACAAGTAAACGAAAAGGCGTACAATCTAAACTTCGTATTTGAGATAGATAACCAGGATAAGCTGCAAGGGCAATGATAAACTTACGGATTAACGGATACAATATGCCCGTTCTTTTTGATGAGAGTGGAGTACGGCTAAATAAGAAGATTTACGACATTGAAGATATTGGTAGTAGGTGGGGTGATTATAGCAAGACAATCCGTGTAGCAAGCAGCCCCGAATCAGACGAAATATTCAGCTACTACTTTAACGTAAACTCTTCGATACAGAGTACAGACGAAAACTTTGCACCTGACTTCAACCCTAACCTTAAAGCCCCTGCAAGTATTTATGTAGAGGGCATTCCGGTCATAGATGGTTACGCACAACTAAATAGGGTAACGTATAGCAATGAGCATAACATCGTTTACCACTTAACGGTTTATAGCAGCTTTAAGAACTTCTTTGAAGACATAGAGAATAAGTTTCTGCGAGATTTAGACTTATCTGACTTAGATCATACTTATAGCGTTCCTAACATAACAGGAAGTTGGAGTACGGTGAACAGCACTGGTGGCTATGTTTACCCTATGATAGACTATGGGTTAGATAACACGGGCTTTTGGAGAGATAAAGACTTTAAGCCTGCCGTATTTGCAAAGCAGTATTGGGATAGAATATTTAACGAAGCGGGCTACACATACACATCTCAGTTCCTAAATTCAGACCCTTTTGATAGACTGATTATCCCTGCCGAATATAATATAGAGTTATCAGACGAAACGATAGCAGATAGGCAGTTTTTGGTAGGTAGAAGCACATCAAACCAAGCGGTAGATACAGTTTATAGATACACAACAAGTTCAGGATGGAGTAGCGTTACGGATATACTTGTATTTAACGATGATACTGGCAACTTTTACAACACAGATGGCGTTAAATATAGCACCGTAAATGGTGTATTCACTCCTTCATCATGGGCTGGCTTATACAAGTTTAAAGGTAAAATAAAAGGAAAGCTGAAATACACAGGAAGTAATATTAAAGCTAATGACTTTGATGCTGCTTGTAACATAGGCGTAGTGTTGTATGATAATCTAAATAGCGTAGGCTCTGTTGTATCAAATATTCAATTGCGAGATTTAAATTTTACAACTGGCGGCACATTAAATACAAACGAAGAATCTTCAAGCGTAACAGCTTATTTTGAAACACCACCGATAAGAGTAACAAAGAATCATAGCGTTTTCTTAGTTCCATTTTACCCATACCTTACAGGGAGATATAGCAATCTTCCTGGCTTAAAAGTGTCTGGATTTTTTGACTTTATACTTGAAACGGGGTCGGAATTTGGGGGAGTTCTTGCAGAAACAACTACTGCAATAAGCGAAACAATAGCTATGTCGCAAACTGCTCCCGAAGACTATAAGCAGAAAGATTACATAAAGTCTATCATAGAAATGTTTAACCTCTATGTAGAGGTAGACGAAGATGACCCACAGAACCTAATAATAGAACCCCGTGATGACTTCTTTTCAGACGAGAAGGTTGATATTACGGAACTGATAGATGTAGGTCGTGAGCAAGAGATAGAGCCTATGTCGCTGCTTAAAGGTAATAGGTACGAGTGGTCTTACCAAGAAGATAACGACCATGAGAACAAGGTCTACAAGTATATGTGGCAAGAAGACTATGGTATGTATCGTAAAGACGTACTTAACGACTTCTTATACGAAACAAAAAAGATTAGCATAGGCTTTGCACCTACCCCACTAATAAACTACCCTAAGAACTCTCATCAAGGTGGTGATGACAGAATAATATCCGCTATCAAGTTTGAGGATGCCTTGACCGGCAAGAACAAAAGTAAACAGAAGCCGAGAATACTATATTGGGGTGGCTTAATCACGACAAACGACCCATTTAGACTTATACCCACAGATGGCACAGCAGTACCATTTTGGATTATAAACAGCTACCCATACGCAGGGCATTTAGACAACCCTTACACGCCAACGATAGACATCTGCTTCGGTACTCCAAGAAGTGTATTCTACGATAATGTGATAGGTGGTATAGGCGATTTAGAATACACCGATGCTAACTTGTATAATGTGTATTGGAGAAGGTGGATAGAGGAGATTACCGACAAAGAAAGCAAGGTGCTAACGTGCTATGTGAAACTTAACCCAATAGACTACTACAACCTTGACTTCCGTAAGCTATACTTTATCAAAGATGCTACCTACCGATTGCTCGAAGTTATGGACTACGACTTACAAGGTGGCAGTACAACCAAGTGTAAGTTCTTAAAATGGAATCCAAAGCAGCAGCACTTCGTTAATCGTGGTGCATTCAATGGCGGTAGAGGAACGATCGGTGGTGGCGATGACCCGATTCCAGGTTTCATGCGTGTACTAACTGGCAACAAACTTGACAGGTATGCGGATAGTGTAAACATAGGAAATGGCGGTGAAGAGTTCCAATACTTTAAAGGCTTTGTTTACGGAGAAAACAATATAGGCGGCAATGTAAAGGCTTCTATATTCAATAGCAACAATAACGAAGTTAGGGGCGATAATGCCTTCTTAGTAAATACCGATGGCAGGATAGTTCAAGGAGATGAAGCGTGGATTAACAACATATTTGTAGAGAAGTACGCTGAAATAGTTTTAGATTCAGGTCAAATTGCAGACACATTCAGCAGCTACCTTGCCGTATTACCCGAATTACCGAGTAATCAATACTATCAGATAAACAAGGTAGTTTCATTCTACGACTACAACGGAACACCATACGCATTTGGTGGGCAGTTTGTACTTGCTACCACTACCACAAATAGCACACTTGCTACTGGCACAAACGCAATAGCGGGTGCAGCAGACAAATACTTGCTATGGACTTTAAGCACTAACCCACTTGACTTCGGTGAAGGCGTAAGCATCATCAATAACGTAGAAGATGCCGAAGCGGGTGGAGATTTAACAATTAAAATATACTATCAAATAATAGAGTTCTAATGGCTGCAAATTACGAAGAAATATTAAAGCTGATTGTCGATGCTGGCGAGAGTGTAAACACTATTGAGGGGCTTAAAAAGCGCATAGATGAACTGAAAAAGGAAATGGCTACCATGACTATTGGTGGACAGGACTATGTAGCTACAAAGCAAAAGGTAGATCAGCTTTCAAAAGCGCAAAGGGATTTAGCAAGTTCAAGCAAAGATGTATCTCAATCTACAAATCAAGCAAGAACACAAGTTAAGAACTTTGGCGATACATCAGCAGCAGCCACAGCATCATTACTTGCATTAGGTTACGCTTTCTCTGATATGGGGCAGTTCGGAATGGGCTTCTCACAAGGTATTAGAGCCATAGCAAACAACTTGTCTTCTCTGTCCATATCAATGGTATTGTTGCAGCAAGAAGCAAAGGCTACTGGGAAATCCATGCGAACCTTGCTCTCTACTGCAATCAGAGGTCCATACGGACTTATTGTAGGGTTTCAGCTTGTGATTGGTCTTATAGACTTGTGGGCTAATTCACAGCGCAAAGCAAAAGAGGAAACAAAAAGTCTTACAGAATCATTTGAAGAGCAAGCGCAAAGGCTTGAAGTGTTAAAGGGTGCGTTAGATGCATCTTTGGGCGAAAATCAATATAAAGTTGCCCTTGAAACCTTAAACGATGAAATGGGTAGGTCTATTGAACTTACTGGTGATTTAGCAATAGACACAGAAAACTACACAAAATATTTAAACCTTTCAGCAGAAGCTGCTCTTCTTGCTGCGAAAGCGCAGAAAAAATTACAAGAAATACAAAATCCAGAATTAGGCTTTTGGCAAGAAGCATTGATAAGAGTTAAAAACTTTTATTCATGGCAATCATTAGCAAGGGATCTCGGCAAGGCTTATCAAGAAGAAAGGGGTGGATTAGAAGAAGAATATAATGAAATACTTAGAGAGCAAGCCGAGTTAGAATTAAAGTTACAAGAGTTAAGAAAGAAGGAGGATAATGATAAAAAGGAAAAAAGATTAAAGAAAGAAAAGAAAGCCTACTTTGACCTAAACGAAGAACTCCAAGAGTACCTTGATAAACTAAATGATTTAGAAAAGCAGCTTAGCGATGATATAGCCAAAAAAGACAGAGAGTTATACATAGATAGCCTTTCAGAAGAACAGCAAGAGATAGCGAAGGTTGTAGAAGAATATAAAGAACTGATAAAAGTTGCAGAAGAAATAGCCATAATGAAAGGTGTTGGCGTTATGTACTCGGAAACTTCTGAAATATACAAACGACAAGAGGAAGAGATAAATAGGATACGAAAAAAGTACGCTGATAAGAGAGCAGAACAAGAAAAGGAGGATGCAAGGAAAAGGAGGGCAGAGCAATTAAAACAAGTAAACACGCAGTTAGATGACGAAGAAGATGCAAGTAAAAGGGCATTAGATAGAATACACCAAACAGAGCAAGCTAAACTGCAAGCTGCATCTAACACCTTCGGTTTTCTTATTGCAATGAATCAAGCCTTCGCTGGGAAAACGGAAGCAGAGCAAAGAAAAGCGTTTAATCGTGATAAAGCACTTCGTGTGGCGCAAGCTACTATTGACACCTACGCAGCAGCTAACGCTGCTCTTGCAGCGGGTGGTGGTACTCCATTAGGATTTTCAATGATGGCAGCAGCAATCGCAGCAGGATTAGCTAATGTTACAACCATATTGTCGCAGCAGTTTAATGGTGGCAGTTCTTCTGCTCCATCAGCAAATGGAGGGGGTATTCAAGGTGGCTACCCATACCCAATGTCAGGGTTTAGCACGATTGACCCGCAGTTTCCAGATAGAACAGGAAGCCTTAATATTATACCGAGAACGCAGCGCATTGTAGTCTTAGAATCAGACATCACGGGCGCACAGAAAACGAGTATTGATAGGGAGCAGAAAGCAAAAGTCGGATAAAAAATAAAGTTAGTGTCTTTAAGAATAGATTATGTTACCAATATTTGAACTTATAATGAATGGGGAAGAAGATGGCGTAAGCCTGGTTTCTTTTGTAGATAGCCCCGCAATGAAATCTAATTGGGTTGCTTTTAGCGACATTAAAGAGGAATTGTTTAGCATACAGTCTAAGCAAGAAGAACTAATGTCTGAAAAGATATTCTTCTCCGACTATCCAAAAAGTGCAATATCAAATGCTAAACGTGCCATCAAGCACAAGGAAGAGAACGGCAGCGATTGTGGTACGCAAGTGGGTTGGATTCGTGCAAGACAGATAGCGCAAGGCAAGTCTTTCGATGAGGCTATGATTAAGCGCATTTTCAGCTTCCTAAGCAGAGCAAAAACCTACGATCAGGGGAAGTACTTTGATGATGATGGCAAGGAAATATGTGGCAGCATCATGTATGATGCGTGGGGTGGTGATAGCATGAAGACTTGGGCAGAAAGCAAACTTAATCAGTTAGAGCGCAAGAGAGAAAGCATGAGCAGACAAGAGTACGCCTTTCAGATACAATCAGAAGAAAAGCGTATTGTTAGTGGTGCGATACTTTTAGCAGACTTTCCAGTATTAAGGGTAGACGAAGAAGGGAAGCCCTATTATGTAGTTCTCCGTAGAGATACGATAGAGAAGGTAATGCAGAAGTTCTTTAAGGAAGGCAGACACATAGGCAGCAACAAAGACCATAACAAAGAAGACATGGTACGGAACGCCTATATGTTTGAAAGCTACATGATAGACAGAGAGCGTGGTGTAAACCCACCCAAAGGCTTTGAGTTTGCCAAAGATGGCAGTTGGTTCGGAAGCTATAAGATAGATGACGAAGAAACGTGGATAGAAGCCAAGTCCGGTAAGTTTAACGGATTCAGCATAGAAGGTGCATTTGAGATGAAGCCAGTAGAGTTTGCAGAAGAGCAGAATAAAGAAGCAGAACTGCTAAGTGCATTAAAGCAATTAGAATCAGCACTTTACAAACAAAATTAAACAACTAATTTATATACAAGTCTTTAATAGTAAAGAATCATGGATTACAAAAAAGAAATAATTGAAACCCTAAACAAGATTCAAGCACTTTTCGCTAAGGAGAAAGAAGTGGAGTACCAAAAAGCCCGCACAATGGATGGAACTATGGTTGCTTGGAGTGATGAAACACTCACCGCAGGCAGCAAGTTTTATGTAATGTCGGGTGAAGGGGTAGTAGCTGCCGATTCAGGGCAGTATGAGTTGGAGAATGGCGATATTGTGGTAGTAGAATCAGGGGCAGTAACAGATTTGTTAATGAAACAACACGAAGAAATGAACCAGTTTAACGAAGTAGAGTTCAAAGAAGAACTCAACAAGCAGCTTGACGAAAGGCTTACCGCAATCGAAGCCAAATTCGCA